GGAACTACTTCAGCGTGGTCTTTCTTTAAGTAAGACTCTTTGATTGTTGTTACTTTAGTTGCGTATTCTTCAAGATCAGCAGCGTCAATAGACTCTGTTAATTCTTTAAGCTTAGCAGCTTCAGTAGCAGCAAGGCCTTGACATGCTTCGGCGATTACGTTAGCTCTTTCGAAAGATTTAACTTTCTCAGATAATTCAACGTTAGTTGCAGTTGCAGCATTCAATTGATCTTTAGCATCAGATACTTCTTCAGTTAAAGCGTCAACAATTTCAACTTTATCTTCTGGTACATTGATGTAATGTTCTGCAAATAAACCATGCATACCATTAATAAATGATTCAGTAATTTCTGACTTCAAACCATGTTGGATTGCAACTTCGTTTTCAGTCATCCAGTTCTCAACAACATAGTTAAGGTAACCGTCTACTTTATCTACTAGATCTTCTTTAATAGCTGTAACTTCTTCAGATAAATCAGATGCATAACGCTCTTCTAATTCAACTGTTTTAGCAGCAACTTTTGATTGTAAAGCAGCTTCAAAGATTGTACCAGCTTTAGCTTTAAAGCCTTCAGACAAATCAGCTTCGTCCTTTACTAGTGCATCTAAGTCTTCTTTAAAAGTTTCTTCTTTCTGAACTTTTGCTTTAGATTTAGACTCTTTCTTCTCATTTTCTACTTCGCCTTCTTCATCATCACCTTCTTCTTCGTCCTCATCGTCGCCTTCGTCTTCCACTTTAGCTTTCGCTTTAGCTTTTTCCGCAGCTTCGAAGATTGCATTTAATTCATCTTTATTCATTTCTTGTAAAGACGCATTAATTGCAGAGATCGTACGAGCTTCTGTTAAGGGAGCTTCTACTTCTGTATTAGTTTCCTCAACAATAACCTCTTCAGCGATGTCTTTAATTTCTTCTGACATATTATTTACTCCTGTAAGAGTTATAGTTTCGAGAGGAAATGTTCAAATCCGTGTATTTCTGAACTAGTGTTATCCACTGGCTCTTCAACTACGGCCTCCATCATTTCTGTCTCACCTTTTTCAATTTGCATTTTAACTGCCTGACCGTCCTTCATTTCCCAATCAACCCCTTCCATAATGCCATTTACAAATGCATTAGGAGCTGATGGGTCTTGAACGATATCAACTGTGCTAAGATGAAAATCATCCTTCACATAGTTAACGCCATTCCTCATTTCAATGCTTCCCATTCCACGACTTGAAACACCAAGTTGTACTCCACCTTCAACAAGACCTTTTACGATCTGGCCCATAGGGGTATCCAAAATAAGTGCTTTACCAATCACATTATTACCGTCCCATTTAAGTTCAGTAATTCTGTGAGATACTTTGTCAAGGTTGATAGAAGGGCCTTCAGGGTGATTTAATTCACCTACCGCTCTACCAGTCTTAACTTGTTCGTTATTATATCTATCTACTGCCTGCGTAAGAACTTCGCGTGTATAAACACGTCCATTTCTATTTTTGCCTTCCGCCTGCATAAAAATTCCTTCGATATAGGTTTCTTTCTTACCATTCTTACCTTCGGTAATTGAGTAACCTAATCCTTCTTCTATATATTCTGCTATTAGTTTCATAAGCTTTTCTTCAAATCCTTAACTGATTTATCAATGAATATGCTGATACTCTCTAATCTAGTAATAATATCATTAGTGTTACCACCCTTCATATCACCATTTAATAGTGCTAGTTTTTTCTTTAATTCAGAAACAACTGATTTAGGATTTGCCCCTTCTAATACCGCTTGGGCTGATTCAATTAAAGAATCATGTAAGTTCTTCATAATGGATCTCCTAATGTATTGAATTCAAAGTCGCCTAAAGCCGCAGTTGTATCAAGAACAGCAAATTGGACTTTATAACTCAATTGAATCCATAATGTGTCCTTTTTAATACCGCTCTGGCCAGAGAATACAGTAATACCTTTAATCAAACCTTTTGGTTTCATTCCTTTAGAAGCTAATTGGCCACTCTTTACTAATATATTACCTAAAGCATCAGTTCCTACCGTTAGCTTAGCGTCCATACCAATTAGTTTCTTAACAGCATGATTAAGCTCTATAGCAACTACATACAAATCAAAATCTTTAAGTGTTACTTTAGCTTTCTTTGCTTCTTTAATTCTAATATTTTTAAAGTTCTTCATTTTGGATTCACCTTAGCAGCTTTTAGAATTGTATCACGTAATGCTATAGCTGATTTATCCATCGAAACAATTTGATCGTGTAGATCTGCACCATCTTCACCTTTATCAAGATTATCAACTTCTTTCATTAGTGCTTTAGTCATTCCTAACATTTTCTTAAGTACTGCTGCTTCAGCTTTACCTTCTCTAATATCTTTAAAATTTTTCATACGTCCATTACCTTTAAAAAGTCTTTAAGGCTCTTAAGAGCTTCTTTTTCAGACTTAAATGTGTTTAATTTTTGATTATCAATATATAAATTGAACTTGTCATTAACAGACGTAATTATTGCTACAACATCTTTCTTTTTACCTAATTTAGGTAACTCACTAACAACGATCTCTCCTTTTGGGAGTTTCATCTTCTCAGCGAGAATAATGTTGAAAGCATCTTTAAATGTCTCCATCTTCCTCTGCTTCTGTATCTACCGTACCATATAGCTTGCCAGCAATATCTTGCTTATGGCTATCTAATGCACTATTAATTCTATCACTCATTAACTCATTAAATGCATTATTACTATCTTGTACGTCGCCACTTTGGATGGCATCAATCAAATTATTTATTTCCATAATATTCCTTCTTGTATAATATATTTATAGGATTTTAAACGTCATCGTCATCGAACTCATCATCTACTGACGGCTCCGCTTCGATTTGTTTATCAATCTCTGCTATCATCTCATCATCTTGCTTTAAGATAGTCTTTCTAACCCATTCTCTAGAGTAATATGTACCAACATATTCATCCATAATCTGTAGCGTTTCAATTCGCTCTTTAAAAATTTCAGCTTCTTTAAGTTCAGAATAGTAGTTATCTTTAACAAATTCGATACCAAGATCTTCTTTAATGCTAGCCCAATCAGATGGAACAATAATCTGCTTAAGGATCAATTGTCTCTTTAATACTTCTAAGAATAACTTAGAGAACTTAGTACGCACTCTATCGATAAACTTCTGGAACTTTAATTCGTCTCTAGTGATTTCACTTGAACGGCCTACATTAAAGGCTGAATCTGGCTCTAATCGTGACATCGGAACATTGAGTGACTTATATAACTTCTTCTGGAAGTATACAATATCTTCTATTTCACCAAGGTTTTGACCACCTGGTAATGTAGTGATCTCTGTACCTCTACCGCCTTCACGACGAGGTAACCAAAAGTCCTCCATAATACTCTTATGATCTTTCTGATCTTTAATAGCACCAGTTGCAGGATCATAAACAATCTTATTACGATACTTATTCATCGTATTGTTTAAGTATTCTTCAGCTTTACCCTTAGGTAAGTTACCAACATCAATATAGAATATACGACGTTCAGGGGCTCTAGACACTCGGTAAATAACCAATGAATCTTCCATCATTGATAACTGATTTAAAGGCTTAAGGGCCTTTTGTAAGTAACCAATAACCTTATCTCTTGTATCATTTAATAAGCCAGAGTTAACCTGTACAATAGCATCAGTTGATATCTTTAATCCTTCTGAATTATTAATATGCTCTTCATCTTGGTACAAGTAGTATTCCTGTATCTCTCTAACTAATTCAGCACCAGTTGCAGGATCTTTCTCTTTAACGATCTCTTTAACCTTGCGTATCTTAGTTGGATCAATCTGGCGTAAGGCCATAATACCGTTTTCAGTGCTCTTTTTATCGATAATAACATGATGGAATAGTCTACCATCAATGTACCATCTTCTAAATAAGTCATAACTAGTATCAGAGAAGTCTAGTAGTTTAAGTACAGTATCAAATTCTTCTTGAATAAGCTTCTTAACGTTATCAGCTTGCTCTAAGTTATCTAAGTTTAACTTAACTACTTCAGTACCAACCGATGAAATAGCTTCATTAGTGATATCTTCAATAGCAGCATCAACCTCAGGGTAATGCGATATTGAACGATACTTCATAATTAGCTCTGCATCAGACTTAAACTGGTCGCCAGAGATATCCATATACTGGCCAAAATATCCACCTGATGGTGATATCTGATATGCACCATCTTCATGGTCCTGCGCAAACGTTCTTGCTTTATTTTTCTCAACGGACTTCTTTTTCTTAAACGAAAATCCGAAAAATTTATTGTCTTCTTCTGCCATAGTATCCTTTATACTCTTTTATAAGATTTACAAATATATTTATAAGCCTTATAAAAGAGTGCTCCTTTAAGAGCACCCTTTATTAACTGATTAAGTTGTAGTATCAGCTTCCCAGTATTGAACTTGTAGTTCAACTGTGAATTCTTCAATTGTATTCTCACTATCATAAGATACTTCAATAGCACCTAAGTTAGTAGGGAAACAACCTCTGATATTATACACCTTAGCATCAGTACCATCTTTATCTAACTGCGCAATAATCATATCTGACATATAATCATTAGGGTTAGTTAAACCAGTGTTAGCATTATGTTGATTAATACCGTTCATCCATACTTCAAACGAATTACGTACATCAAATGTAGTATCATTGATGACTGTAATAGTCCATGGTTCAAACGTTCTGTCACCAGCAATCTGTAATTGTCTACCACGAAATGGAACCATGATAGGTGAAATAACAGAACTTGGTAGTTGTGCAGCCTTAACCATAAACGATGCAGCTTCAATATCAGCTGTAACGTATCCAGGGAAACCTAATGTTGCCTTGAATAAATTACTTCTAGCACCACCACCGGTTAATTTTGCTTTAAAATCATCTACTCCTAAAATAGCCATGATTAGTTACCTCCAGCAATTTCACTAAATTCAACGCCAGTTCTAGTAGCAATAAAATTAAGTGTGATAAAGTTAATAGAACGCGCTGGCTTAATGTAAATATCAGCAACAAAACGATTAGTATCGATTACATCACCTGTATTATTACTTTCATCACAAACTACTTTAAAGTCTGTAATACCACGACGTCCCTTGATATCTCTTAAGAATGGTTCAGTCATATTTCTAAATTGAGCTCTAGTGAATTCATCATTGAATTCAAATAAAGACGCTTTAGAAGCTCTTGAAACAGCCTTTTCGAGGGTAATAAACAATCTACGTACATTGATTCTGTCAAATGCAGAAGCTTTAGATTGTAGAGTCTTATCACCATATAAAATAATACCAGCCCCAGGGAATGAAACAATTGGGTTAATACCAACTTTATATAGATCATCTCTATTTACTTGCTTAGGATTAAACGCTAGTTTAGTAACATTTCTTACATTACCTCTAGTAAATCCTGCAGGAGAGAACCATGCATCAGCAGTCATATCAGCATTAGCACTTAAGCCAGCCATAGAACCTGAAGCAGCTAACCATCTGTACTTATCATTATACTTATCATATACATAAAGAGCAGTTGAATCAGCAAAAGAGTATGAAGAAGATGTTAATGTATCTCTCCATAGCTTCATATCTGTAACTTCGGCGCCTTGGTTATTAACAGTAGCAGCTTGAGGCGGTGAAAGGAATGCAACACAATCTTTACGCGTATCAGCTATAGTAGTTAAGTAGTTAGCCATAGCAGTTGCATCAGTTCCCGTCAGTGTATTACCATTGATTAATAATGAAATTTCAACAGTCTCAGGATCTTCGAAGAAGTCATAAGCTAATTGCATCTCACCAAGGGTTAAGTTATCTTCCGATATGCCACCAGCTAAGTCGAATGCTAGAAAATCTTCAGCTGCTCCAGCAACAGTAGTTAAATACTGTGTAGGTACAGTGCCATCAAGTAGCGGGGCACCAAATGTTGCAATAACATCAGTTGCATCATTTAATAAATGAATCCAATTAGATCCTTTATTAACAACATCTCTATAGAAGTTTGAAGTGCCATCATCTGTTTTAGCATCTGATGCTTGAGATACATGTGAGAACGTTTCTAGTACTTGACCAGGAGTTCCAGTAATACCACCAGCAATGTCTATAATACATACATGCATTTCATCGTTCGTTGCACCAACTGCTGTAGCAGATGCTGAAGTACCTGGAGCGCTAGTGAAATTGTCTGCATAATCCCAATTACCGAAGTCGTCTCCACCAATACAGATCTCACAAGTAATATTATTACCAATATCACCTGGGTATCTAGCAGCTGCAAAGCAATCGCCAGTATACGTGTTAGCGTCATAACTGTTATTAATTAATAATGCACCGGTAGTAAGACTATCTGATGCGTTTCGTGCTCCTGCACCTACCTTACGAACAACTCTTAACGAATTGCCGTAGCTTAAAAATTGAGCAGCCGATAATACGCTTCTAAACGTGTCATCATTTGGCTGACCAAATACTTGTACTAACTGTTGCTCACTACCTACAGTAACTACTGTATCAGCTGGGCCCCACTGGAATGAACCAGCGATAGCACCAATTGAGGCAGATGTAGCAGGGATAACATTAGTCAAGTCGATTTCTTTTACCTGTACACCAGGTGATACTAGAAATGCCATTGTTCTTTCTCCTAAATCAAGATTTTAATAAGTTTAATCATAATACGGTTATATTCAATATAGTTATTTATAACTATATGCCTTTCCATACTACCCAGTGAGGGCCTTCAGGATGTAAAGTATCATCATCAGAATGAAAATTACCAACTGGAATAACCTCTGCCTCAATAGCTGCAACCCTATCAGCATACAACAGGCCTTTCATATTGATATCAGTTGTATCTGCAAAGAACGGGGTGGTAGTAAAATAAGCAAATAATACTAAATTCATAACTAGGTCATCATGATTACCATGATCAGCCTCGAAGCTAGAGCCTCTAGATATAAATGTTGATAATTCTTGGATTGTGTATATATCCACTATGGTAAGCTTACCCTGTTCCATAATATCTTTTAATGACGTACACCCAATTCGTTTAACCTTTTTAGTCATAGTAACCCCAACTGAATTAGCTTTTGTGTAGGATTCAACGAAGACATTTTCATATTCTAAATCA